GGTTTGGAGTTGCAGGACTTTACCCATTCTTGACGATCACTCGCTCGATCTTGGCAAACTCCAGAGGCGCACCGTCTGCGCCAGTCAGCTCATGCTTCTGTGTTTCGGCCCAGCGCATTTGCGTCTTGCTCCACCAGATGGCTGCGGTCGTGTCGCCTGCCATGACTTTCTGGAATAGGGTTTTCCCTACCTGTCCGTTGGCCTTTGCTTTTCCTGACAGCAGTTCGGTTGCGAAGTGCTTGCGCAGGGTGTCGGTGTCAATTCCATCGCGCACCAGCACTGCGATCTGCTCGATCGGCAGGCCGTAGCCTGAGAGCGCTTCGACCTGTTTGCGCTCGGCATCGGTTGGCTCAAATGCTGGTCGTCCAGCGCCTGGTCGAGCACCGCCATTGGGTCCGGCCTTTTTTAAGACCGATTTTTCAGTTTTCGTTGCCATTTTTTACCTCCGCGAAAGGTTTTCCGGTTTCTGCGTGTGTTGCGATTTTGCCAGTGAAGTCCTGCCAGCGCTTGACGATCACATCGCAATAGTTTGGTGAAAGCTCCATCAAGTGTGCTTGTCTTTTTGTCTTTTCTGCTGCAATCAATGTGCTTCCACTTCCACCAAATAGGTCTAGCACCAACTTGACTTTGTGGTTTCCCATAGCTCGCTCGGCCAGTGCAGTTGGTTTTTGCGTTGGATGGTGTGAATTCTTGTGGTCTCTGGACACATCCCAAACCGTCACTTCATTGGTCGGGCCTTCCCAGTTTGGTGCTTTTCCTTTTTTGAACGCATAAATGCAAGGCTCATGTTTTGCCTTGTACTGCGCACCAATTGCTCCGAACTGTGCAACATTCTTATTCCAAATAATCCAGCATCGAATCTGGTATCCAGCTTCACTTAACCCTGTGACAACATCCAAAGCAAATCTGTCTGCGAACCAAAGATAAAGAGGAGCGTCTTCTTTAGATGCCAAAAATGCATTTTTTACAGGCAAGTCATACATGTTCACATCGTCATCATTCGCCAGTTTTTCTCTGCGCTTTTCAGTGGCATGTCCACCGTCATAGTCCACACCATAAGGCGGATCGGTGAACACCATGTCAGCCTTCTGGCCATCCATGAGCTTGTCCACCGCATCGATGCTGGTCGAATCGCCACACATGAGCCGGTGCTTTCCCAGAATCCAAACATCGCCAAGCACAGTGACTGGATTCACTGGAACTTCTGGCACCGCATCCTCGTCAGTTTGACCAGGCTCGATTTGCTCTGGCATCAAGGCTGCGATCTCTTCGGCTGTGAATCCAGTCAGGTCAAGGTCAAAACCAAGATCACCAATCTCGCCAAGCTCAAGCGCCAGCATTTCATTGTCCCAGCCTGCATTCATGGCCAGTTTGTTGTCGGCCAAAACGTAGGCACGCTTCTTGGCATCTGACCAGCCTTTGGCCACCATGACAGGAACCTCGGTCATTTGCAGGCGCTGTGCGGCCAGTGTTCTACCGTGGCCTGCAATGATGCTGCCTTGCTCATCCACCAGAACAGGAGTGGTCCAACCCCATTCTTTGATGCTGGCAGCAATCTGGCCGACCTGCTCATCGCTGTGCGTTCTGGCATTGCGTGCATAAGGCACCAGCTTGTCGATACTCCAGCGTTCGACCTTGTCTGCTGGATTGTGTGATTTTGTGGTCATGCCTGATTGTCCTTCATGTTTTCAATTCGCGCCAGCTTCATGGCATCTTTTAAATCCATCCTGAGTTGCTCGTTTGCGGCCTGCTCATCTTGAAGTCTGATGTAGACCTCGGTTGCAAACTTGGCCAGCGTGTCATGTTGCCATGTTGCGAAGTTTGGGGTTTCTCTTTGTTTGGTCATTTTCTTGATCTGCCTGTGGATAACTTTTGACTAAGGGTTTTTACTAATACGGCATGGAATTGATCCGCATCGCAAGGGAACTGGGAACACACCTAAAGGTGTGTGTTCCGTTCCGTTCCCGTTTTGCGCTGTTTTGCCAAGGGAACTGCGTTCCGTTTTTTTCCGTTCCGTTCCGTTGTTACCATTCTCAGCCTGTGGATAAGTCTGTGGATAAGTCATTCAGCGCTCTGACTTTCTGATCATCATGACGCTTGCTTGAGTGTCATCAATCACGATCCAGCCATGCTCAAAGGACTCGATTATTTCGGCCACCAGCATGTCAGCGATGGGTTTTCCTGTCGCGCTTGGCTTGATGTAAACCTTGGCTGAGGACTCGCTCACGTTCATTTTCTGCACCAAGTATTCCATCATGGCCGACCTGCTTAGGTAAGGCAAACCATTGCGTTCTTCGGCTCCTGATGCCCACCATGCGTTCTCGAAAGTCTTGCGGTGGCTGTCGATCTTGCTGTCTTTTTTGGCCAGAATTGGTGCCTGAGCTTGGATGATCACAGCGCTGGTCACTTGCTGGTTGTCTTCGTCGCGCCAGCCAGGGATGGACACTTGTTGCAGCTCAACGTGGATGGTCTCGGCTAGTTCTGCGTCTTTGGACTTGCGCTGCACGATCTGCATGGGCACATTGTCCTTGCCTGGCACGATGCTGATCTCGATGTCCAGAGCGCCTCGCCATGCGCTTGAGCCTCGCGCCCTGTGCTGGGCTTCGTCTGACACGCCTGTGTGGTGCACCAAAATCACTGAGCAGTTGAATTCCTGCATGAGTGCGTTGCATGCGTCCAGCATGGTCTTGGCATCTTGTGCTGAGTTTTCATCGCCTGAGAGGAATCGGTGCAGGGTGTCGACCACGATCACGCTTGGTCTGTCTTTCAGCATCCTTACTTGCTCGACGACTTTGAGGTAGCCGGTCGGGGTGTTGAGGTCGCAGCCATCTTTTGACAGCCACATGGCCAGCTTGCCTGCTTTGTGGTGGTGTTTCCAAGCTGCCACCCTGCCGCGCAGACCGTGGTGGCCTTCACCGGCCAAATACACCACGTTGCCATGCCGGACTTTGTGGCCTGCCCAGTCCTCGGTTCCGCTGGCCATGCGCAGGCACCAGTCGAGCACCACGAATGTCTTGCCGCCACCGCTTGGGCCGTGGACCATCACTAGGGCTTGGGATTGAATCCATCGCTTGACCAGCCAGCTGATGGGGCTGGGTTGAGCGCAGAAGTCATCGGCTGGGATGAGCCAGTCGTCTGCCGGTGGCATCAGCAGGCCTGCCAGATCGTGGCCAGCCTGTGCATAATCGTTGGCATCACCGAGGATCGGAGGCATAACCATGCGTGCACCATACTTGGCACTGGCTTGTTCTGCGTAGCGTTGGCCGACACCAGAGTTGTCATGGTCTGCGACGATCACGATGTCTTGAGTTGCTCCATACATTTCCCTGAGTGTGCCAGTGACCGGCACCAGATTGCTGGCGCTGTAGGCCACCACGACTGGCCTGTCGGTGGTTTCATGGATGGTGGCTGCCGTTGCGAAGCCTTCGGCCACAAACAGTGTGCCAGGCTCATCTAGTGAGCCTACCATCCAGAACTTGCCGCCTGTCTGACCGCCTGGGTGATAGAGCTTGCCGCCTTCGTGGTCGATGTACTGCAAGGTGGCCAGAGTGCCATCGCTGTCGTAGAGTGGCACCACAAGCCTACCGTCTCCTGTGATTCGTGCACCATGAGTTTGAATGCCCTTCTTGGCCAAGTAGGGATGCTCGGCATTTGCTGGGTTTGCCGTTGTCCAGATTTTCTCGACCGTCTCACTGGCCACTTGGTGCTGGCGTTCCAGAGCTGCGTCTCGCAGGGCTTTGGCTTCGGCCAGTCGCTTAGCGTGTGACATTTCCTCGGTCTGCGTGAGTTTTCGTCCTACGTCTGCACGCCATGTCACTTCCATGCCTGCTCGCCAGCAGCCGAACCGACCGGCTGGGATGCCATCACCGAACACCAGATACCAGCCTGGCTTGTCACCGTGGCCAGGTGCGCCTTTGGTGCCTGATTTGAATCTGTGAATCTTGCCATCCATGAGGATTTCCTCTGGTGGCTGAAGGCCTGCCGCACGCATTGCATCAATGAGCTGCGCCTCTGGTGGTGCGACAAGTTTTTCTGGTGGTGGTGCCCAAGGTCCACCGAGCACTTTGGAGAGGTCAGCCATGCGTCACCTTGCGGCTTTCCAAGTAGTTGGACAGCGCCAGCAGGACTTTGTGGGTTGGGTTTGCGTTGGGGTTGTCTCTCACTTGACGGATGGTGTTGTAGTGCACTCCAGTGGCTTCTGCCACCTTGACTGGCATTCGGTCGGAGAGCGCGTCTCGTATCTGCTCTAGGGTCATCATGTTTTTTTCCTTTGTTGAAAATATTTATTGCGATGTGTGGATATTACACTAAAAAATGGTTTATAGTTGCGTTACGCCCAGAACAGATTTCCTGAAGTGGGTGCAAACGTAAAGGAGAGCCAAATGGCTATCAATTTAAAATCGACCGGCAGCTTGTCTGCCAATGGAGTGAAGTTGTTGGTGTACGGCCAAGCCGGTGCTGGTAAGACCACGCTGGTTAAAACCCTGCCCAATGTGATCGTTCTCAGTGCCGAGGGTGGCCTGTTGTCCATTCAGGACGCTGACCTGCCTTACATTGAGATCGCCTCTATGGACGACTTGCGCGAGGCCTTCACATGGGCCAGAGACAGCAAGGAGGCCGCAGGCTTTCAATCGGTGGCGCTTGACTCGATCAGCGAAGTTGCTGAGGTGGTCTTGTCCCATGAGATGAAGAAGTCCAAGGATGGCCGCGCAGCATATGGCGAGATGAACAGCACCATGCAGGAGTTGATTCGCGCCTTCCGCGATCTGCCTGGCAAGCATGTCTACATGTCGGCCAAGCTGGAAAAGTCAACCGACGAGATGGGCAAGATGCTCTACAACCCAGGCATGCCTGGCAAGAGCCTGACACAAGGCCTGCCTTACTTCTTTGATGAAGTGCTGGCGCTTCGTGTTGAGCGCGATGCCGAAGGCGTGACCCAGCGTGCTCT